GTCTTGCCGAAATTGCCGGAGACATCCGTCAGGGCCGTCAACGATAGCGACAGGCTGTCGGCGAATCGCGCCGGAGCCACCCGCAGACCATCGGCCAGGGTGCAATAGCGCTCAATGCAGCGGGCCACACTACCGATCACCCGGCCCGGCAAACTGGTTCCGTAGTTGAGGATCGACACCAGCCCATTGGCAGGGTTGGCGATGGTGTTTAGGGCGGACTCCAGGGTGCCGACATAGGACTCCACTGTCTGGAGGTATTTCCGGGCGGTGCTGCTAAGATTAGTAAATTGCTCCACAATCCCCAACTCCGGATCAAGCGAAAATCCCAGGATATCGGTGGCCTCAAAACCCAAAGCAGCCGTCACATCGTCTGAGAATTCGCTCATCTGCTGGTCAATCCCGTCCATGTATGATCCTTCAGCGGCGGAAACCAGATCCTCGTGGGCGGTGTCATCGGTGTCTTCAATCAGTCCATGAACAAAGGTGATATCGATCTCGGCGGTGCGTTCCCGGTCATCGTGATGGATGTGGATGGACTCCACGCAGCCCTTGAGGGGCCCGTATTTTGGGTGGATCAACTCCCCGATCTCCATCCCTTCCAGATAGGTCAGCAGCTCGGTATGGAGCTCATAGGTCTGATGGTCGGCCCCGTCATCCCAGAAATAGCAGCGAAACCGGACCGTGCGGGCATTCTGACCCATATCCTCAAGGAGCGCCCCGTTCTTGTAGGGGTACTCGTGGCGGACGATGGAGGATTCGATGGCATCATCGAGATGTTCGATGTCGAGGTCAAATCCATTCAGTTGGGCGGGGTAGAGATCAGGCATAGTTATCGCTCATTAGCCAGGGCTTCTTCAAAACTGCCCCGCTTGAGGTTGATGGTGCTGCGCGTGTTGGGGTCGTTACTGCTGGAGGTGACCCGGCCCAGCTTGTCGATATTGATATTGAGCTCAATCTTGTTTTCGGTGCGACTCCCATCCCATCCGCGCCGCAGCATATCCTCATCGATGGCCTTGACCTGGTAGCTGCTTTCTCCTCCGCCCATTACCATCTGGCGTGCCCGGTGCGACCACAGCTCAGAATCCGATGATGCGGCAATATGATTGTCGGTTAATTTCTTGCCGATTTCTTCGCTCGCCCATGCCGCTCCGAGCGTCGCCAGGGGTAAGGCGCCCACTTCAGCTCCCCCCAATAATAGCGGGGCGAACCGGCTGACAGAATCCATCCTTCCAGCGGGGCCAACGGGGGCAACGCCACCGCCTCCCAAACCTCCACCCGGCATATTGGTGACAAAGACCGGCGTAACCCCTGCGGCCTCTTGCAGGGCCTTGCCCACGGCCACCCCGCCCACCAGATCCGCACCGCCGGAAAGCAGCCGCTTAGCGCCGATGCTCACCAGCTTGGCCACGGTCAGCCCGGCCAGCAACGCACCGCCGCCCCCGGCAATCATCTTCTTGCCGTCCATCCCGGCGCCGCCTTCATCCTTTGAGGTTCGCGCCCACTTGATCCATCCAGCCAGGGTTTCATTCATCGGCTTAACAAATCCGTCTGCCGCCTCCCGCAGGTCATTTTTCAGCATCCCCACCTGGTCGATCATGTTGCCGGTGGCATCGGGCAGGTCTTTTACCAGTGTGCTACTAGCAGATTTAATAATTTGCGTGAATTTTTCGACATCGGCCAGGTTGTCCCCCTGAAGAAAAGTTCTCATCCCTTTTTGAGTGTCCAGGTCTGCGGAGCCAAAGGCCTTCTGGATAAACATGGCCCGCTCTTTATCTGTTTTGAGCAGATCATATTGTTTTTTTATGTCACCGATGATGGCCATGGCGTCTCTCCGCTTATCCTTTTTATCAAAAAACCGGACACCAGTCGCCTTTTGGGCGTCTTTCATATACTTCATATTGTTAAAGAGGCGCAGGGTGCTATCCACCAGGGTTCCGAGTCGTTCCGGTATCGGTTCCACCTGTGATAGTCCTTCGATGAAGGCCAATGTTTGATCAAATCCCATTCCGGCACTGGCCGCGTTCACCCCCACCCTGGCAAAGATGTCTGAGAGTGAAAACAATTCGGAGTGTGCAAGACGACCAGCCACGGTCATCTTGTCGAGCAGTTCCAGGGCCACCCCTGGCTTCGAGAGATCAAAAGCAAAGGTCTTAGCGCCAACAGTAAGCCCTTTTGCCAATGTTTCAGGATTTGCCCCGGTGACTCCCGTCCCGACATTGATGGCCTTTATCGCCTCCAACGAGGCCTTCCAATCCAATCCGGATTGGACCAGCCCATCAAACCCTGCCTGCAGATCCTCCAATGGCTGGCCGGTCTGCCGGGCCATGGTGAAGAGCTCTTTACGCAGCAGGGCCATCTCTCCGGCCGTGGCCGTGGCCGTCTGCTTGATACGGGTCAGGCTTTTATCCAGACGGGCCGAGTCGGCGGAAATCCGCACAGCACTGAAGCCCACTCCCACCGCGGCCAGCTGGCCGGTAACGGAGCGGGCTATATTCCCCAGGGATGCCAGTTCCCGTCTGGCCCCGGTGGTGAACCGGCGGACAGCATTGTGGGATGCCGACAACTCGTTGCGCAAACTGGAGGATTTTCCCACCAGTTCCAGGGACAGGCTCATTCTTTCACCCATGGGGTTTTTTCCTCAATATCTTATAGGTCTTTTTCGGGGCCGGGTTGTTTAGCTCCCGGTTGGCTTCCAGCCAGGCCAGGGCCTCGCCTTTGGGCATGGCGGCGATCTCACCGCCGGTGAACCCGAGTTTACGGAGTACCAGCTGCAGCATCCGTTGCGGCATCCGCCGCGTCTCGAAACCCCTGCCGCTCACCCGCCATGGCCTTGTCGGCCTTCATCAGATGGGAAAAGTCGGTGGAGATCATCCCCATGACCAGCCCCGGGGTGACGGCCTCCTTGGGCAGTCCCGCGATGGTGAGCCTGCGGGCGATGATGCAGCAGTTGAAGAACCCGTCACTTTTGGTCGCCCTGGGCGCATCAGCCGACTCCATCACCTCGATTTCGTCGGCCACCAGCTGCTCGCGCAGTTCATAGTCACGATGGACTTTACCAGCCACCTCGATGCCGCCGGGCAGCGTCCCTTTATTGGTCAGCATTATTCCACCTTCCCTGAGGCGCCGAGGTTGATGGTCCGCACCGCCTCATTCTCGCCGTCATATTTGGTGGAGCCGATTTTGAGGGTGTGCACCCCGGTATAGGTGACCCGCAGCCCATTCTGCTTGTCGATGGTGAGCGTTCCGTTTTTCACCCCGGCAAAATCGAACTCGGGGGCATCGGAGGGAACCACATATTCCACCTCCACCCCGTAGCGGCCGGTGACCCTGCCGAACCCGGTCTTATTCATCAGGTTGATCTGTTTGGTCAGCTCCACCTCACCCTCGGTGACGGACTTGAAATCGCTGATCTCCTGGCCGTTGACCTCCAGGAGTATGTTGATCACATATTCAGACATGGTTAAAACCTCCTTCAATTCATTTTTAAAGAGGACCCGTTCAGGTCATCCCGGGATTAAAGCAGCAGATCGATGCGACCGGCGAAGACATGGAGCCCGTTGACCACATCGGTGGGGATCTTGGCGTCCAATCGGTTGGGGTCCTGGAGATCCCGCTCCACGATCAACCCGTCCTTGTTGGCCATCACCTCTTCCACGATCTCCAGCTCCTCCAGTTTCAGCAGTACATCAAGCAGCTCAGTCCGCACCCGGTCAGGGGTCTTGCTGGAGAGCTTCTCGCGGGGGAAGCGCAGGCTGATCCGTTCCCGGCAGGCCTTGCGCACATAATCCAGGGTGCGGATGGTGGTCAGGTCAAGGAAGGCGATGTCGGTGATGGACTGGGCATCCTTGGTATAGGTGGTGATGGCGCGGACGATCTGCACCTTTTCCCCAGGGCCAACCTCCAGCGGAGCCACCCCGTTGTTCAGACAGGTTTCCTGCTCGGTGCGGCTCAGCCGCTGATCCACCGCCGGGGCATGGATGCCGGTCAGGGCCAGGGTGTTAAGGGGGCGGGCGGGGTCTTCTTCGCCTGCCACCACGGCAGCGTAGGCCGCTGCCAGCTCATAATCCGGGGACTTGGTACCGCGCAGGTAGGCGCCGACAATGCGGCCCGAGTTAATCTGCCCGGCCATGGTGGTGGCGGTGGCCAGGGCGACATCATGGCCGTAGATGCCGCAACCCGGCCGCTGTTCGAGAGCGCCTGAAACGCTGTCCAGATGGGTGCGCAGGGTGGTCAGGGCGGCCTGACTGTTGTAGGGGGTGCAGATGACGTCATACTGCTCGCCGAATACCTTGGCCAGGGCTGTGGCCGGGTCCGGGTCGATGGTGCCGCCGCTCAGGGTCGCACCCGACACGGTGGCGGTGGTGCCCCGGGCGGTCAGCTCCACCGAGACGTCGATGGCATTGGCCGCCAGGCCCTTGTTGCGAGCGGTCAGGGTCACCACCCCAGTGGTCACCGAGGCGGTCACCGGCAAATCCGGCTTGGCGTCGAGTGCGGCCTTGAGGGCAGCAGCCACGGCAGTATTGGCATCGGCGGTGGCAATGGCGATCTCCACCGATTGATTACCGACCCAGAGCTTCAAGGTGCCTGGTACCGTGGCAACGCTTGCGATGGTCACCGTGCCGGTGGCTGACGCTCCTGCTCCGTCATCGAGGGCACAGACCGACAGCTGTAAATAGGGGTTGGCCTTGATGGCGGCCCGGCACATCAGGTGGGCCATGCTGCCGTTGCCGAAATAATCGGCGGCCTGGGCGTCGGAGTAGACCCGGGTGGGGACCAGCGCCAACACTGAACCAGTGGCCAGCCGCTGGGCTACGATCAGCATATTCTGCAAATTGGCGGGCAGGGTGCGCACCGCCAGGCGGGTGTTGAACTCAAAGTATTTCCCCGGCTTGCGGATCGAGGCCGGGATGCTGTCAAATGTGATATTTTTGGATGCCATTACTGGTCACCTCCTTTGGTCTTGGGGGTTGCGACAATTTCGACCAGGGAACCGTCAGTCACCAGCCGCCGGTAATAGGCGGTATCTGGGACATCCATGCCCTTGCCGGTGTCGGTGATATACTCCCGGGGTTTGTTTTCCATCGGGCACAACAGGCCCGGGGCCGCCTTTACTTTCATATCTCTCCTTGGTCGCCGCTAACGGTAAGCGTAATGGTGTCTGTGACGTCAGCGACATCGTCGCCGGGAGTCAGGTAGTAATTGAGGCCGACCAGGAGCAGATCGTCGGCCTCCTCTTCGTAGAGTTTGTTGACCACGAAAGATGTGGTCAATTGTAACGAGAATACGATCAGCCCCTTCGACCGCCATTCCTCGCTGGTCACATTTCTCCACCCGCGTGGTATCAGCGGAGTGATATTCAGCCCCAACGTTTCCAACATGAGGACCTGGATGATCCCCTGCAAAATGCAATTCACCCCCTTGCGCCGCTCACCTTCGCTGGCCAGGTGGGAAAAAACGATATCAACAAAGGTTTTAACCTCTTGGCGATAACTCCGGATGGTGATCTTCTCGAATTTTCCTTCATCGGTGGAGACGTACACGGCAGGCTGTGAAAGACCCTCCCCCTTTTGGACATTCACCATCCCGGCCAGACCGGACATTTTTGTTTTAATCCGATCAACCATGGCGTCTTCTATCTGTGTCAGCATGATATGCCCTAGAAAGAACTGAGATTTGTTCTGGTGAAGATCCGCTCGGCGGAGCTCACCATTGCCTCATCGGCTGCCGGTGGTTCAGGATCGCCCGCGCCCAGTGAGATTCGGCCATCGGCCACCCGCTCCAAAAAGCGAATGACGTTCTCATACCGTTTTTGCCAGTGCTCGGGCGGGCCCATCCGGCGGGCGTACAGATTATAGATGGCGATATCCACCGCCTGCTTGGCGATCACCGGCGGCACCGTCGCAAGCGGCAGGGGATAGCGCGCCCCCAGATAACCGTCGATCTCTACATCCGCCGTCTCCAGCGCCGTATCGGTGACAGCAGTATCAATGACGCCGCTGCCCACATCATCGGTAAGCTGGATCAGCAGATCCTCGGGGATCTGCCTGGTCAGATCTTCCAGGGTGGCGTACATTATTCGCTACCTTCCGGTGCCAATTCTTTGCGCCGGGTCTCGATGGCAGCAAGGACGCTTTTGCGATCTTCGCCTATTTCCAGTCCATACAGAGTTTCGATTGTCTCGGCAGCCTTGACCATGGCGATGGCGGCAGCGGTGTTTGGCCGATTCACCACTGCAGGACCTATTACCAGCACCGCGAGCAGTGGCTCGGCCACTGCCTCATCAAGGGTGATTTTTTTCCCTGGCTGATAGCTTCTGGAATCGTGGATAATAGGCGATGTAACAATATATTCAGGCATATTTGCTCCTTGTTTAATAATGACTTACGAATTGAGAGTTACGATTAAAAAAAGATCTCCTCGTAATTCACAACTCGTAATGTATGATTTTATGCCACCGCGTTTTGAATAAAGTATCCAAGATTGGCCGCGCAGACCAATTCTTTGACACTCTCACCGGCGCGCACCCGCTGCCCGCCGCGCAGGCCGATATCCTTGTCGGGGATGGCCCCGGCGATTCGTCCACCGAACTGAGCGGTGAGGCCAAAGGTGATGCCGTTGCGGTTGGAGGCGGTCTTGTCGCG